GTTCCTCTGTAACCTACAGTTAAGTAATCAACACCAGCATAAGGGTCGATGTATACTTTAACTCTTCCGTTAAGAACACCAGCGAATGTGTTGCCAGTATCATCAACGTTTAGGTTAGTAGAAAGAGCAGGAGCGTAATCTAATACACCTGCCATTGACAATGCAGAAGCTACGTCTGAAGAACATAGGATAAAGTTACCTTTTCCTCGTCTTGTTTCTTTAGCGATTGCGTTGCTTTCTCTTTCGATTTGGAATAACAAACCTTTAAATTTCTCAACTGACCAACGTCCGTTAGCGTCAACGTCTAAATTGAACGTACCTGCTGAAGCAGTTGCAGCTGCACCTGTTTTAGCTTGTATGTTAACGTTTCTTACAACTTCTCTGTTGATTTCAGCAAGAATTTCTGATGAAAGAATATTTGCTAATTCTGATTCTGCATCAAGGCCGTGAATTGCTTTAAGGTCTTGTGCAAGTTCGAGTGTGTACTCTGCTTTTAATGCTCTTGACTTAGCAGTAACTGTAGCTTTCTCTATTGAGAAACCCATTTGAGCAAAACCGTTGGATGCTTCTACATCACCAAGTGCTTCTGCACTTGCTGTAGACATACCGTCCCCAGTGTCAGATGCATAAGAACCGTTAAACGGGTCTTGGTTCTGAGCAGCTAAAGGGCCTGCAGCTGTAGGGTTAACTCCGCCAGAGTAATCTGTCTGTACTTCGTCTATTCCCATAGCTTCGGATTTTGTCAATCTAGTTCCTGAAGGATAATCATTGTATCTCGCTTTCATAGCGAAGATTAGTCCTGTAGGGCCAGTCATTGGTTGAACTCCACAAATGTCGTATGCAACGAGATTTGGCATAGCACGTCTAACTAATGAGATTAATATAGGATCCCAGTTAGAAATGCCTGTTCCAGTAGCATTTAAAGGTGCTGCTTCTTGCAAGTTCTGCTCTTGTAGAGCTTTCTCTTGGTTTTCAAGAATTACAGCAGTAACAGCTCTCTTGTAGTTATCCTCGATTTTTGGTAAATCGGAATGTTCTAGAATAGGTTGCCACTTTTCTTGTAAGTTTTCTGATAAAAACATTTTATTTTCCTTTAAATTAAAACTTATCCCAGTGGGTTAAGTTTGGTTATTGCAGACGAATACTTGTCCATAGTAGGGTCTAAGACTTTCTCAGTTTCTTCAACTTGAAATTCATTTTCACCTTCTACAACATTAGTTTCCGCCTCAACTTTCTCTCCGTCTACTTTGAAGTATGCTTCTTTGATTTCAGAAATCTTCTCAGCGAAGTCTTCACCATCTTTGAAATCTACTCCTTCAGCAAGTGAAGAAAGTTTCTCTTTTTGTGTATCTGTCAAATCTTTCGATGCTTCTGATACAACATTTTGTCTTTTGAGTGCATCTAACTCTTCAGTGATTGCCATGTTATTGGACACTTCACCGTCAAGTTTTGCTTCCATCTCTTCAAGACGATTTGCGAGTTCATCAATAACATTATACTTATCTTCGGGAACTTCAACATAATGTTCTACGAACAATGTTTTAAGTCCATCGATAAAGTTATCTGTCATTTCTGACCTCAAACCCCTTTCGATTGCAAGTTCGTTTTCTTTCGTCCACTCTTCTGCACAATAGGATAGATACTTGTCAACTGCTTCACTAAGGTCGCCTTTAACTTTATCTACTGAGGTTTTTAAATTCTCTGAATAAGTTGATTCTAATTCTTCTTTGATTTCTGCAACTTTTGAAGTGACTGCAGCCTTAAAGATAGTTCTTGCTCTTTCAGAATTTTCTTCTGATAGTTCAAGCGCTTCTGAGATTTTAGATAGGTCGTCTTCTATATCCATCTCAACTAAATCAGACTCGATTTCATTAGACTCTTTGACATCTTCTTCGTCATCTTCGTCTTCTTCATCTTCGTCTTTATCTTCTTCGTCTTCGTCTTCTTCTTTAACTGCTTCCACAATTTTTGAATAAGTTTCCGCAACTGTTTCTTCGTCTGAACCCTTTAAGAATTCAACGATGTTTCTTGCGATTTCTGCTTTAGTCAAGGATTCGTCAACCTCTTGAGCATCTTCGTCCTCAGACTGTACCATTTCTGAATACATTGTCTGTAGGTCTTCTTTACTCATATCCTTCATAGTGTTGACCATAGCCTTGATATTTTGCATTTTGGAAGGAGCAGTTTCGGCGATAGTCTTTTCACTATCAGTTTCTTCTTCTTCTTTTACTTTTTTCAACTTAGGTTGCTTCTCGGCAGGAGCTTCACCTTTCTGTTGAGCGTCACCACTCACTTCTTTGGTTCCTTTCTCTGCACTCTTAATAGATGCAACTGCTTTGTCAACAGGATTTTCTTCTGGTTTGACGACTTCACCTTTACCACCTTCAATTTTGGCGGCATCTGATGAACCTTGCTTAACAGGTTTTGAGTCACCTTTTTCTGCTTTAGAATCAGGCTGAAGTGCCTCTTCTATCGCTTGTTCTAGGTTTTTTTCTAAATCTGCCATTTGTTTCTCCTGTTTGAGTTTTAGCTTAACTCTTTTATTTATATATTATAGGTTCTCTACGAACTTCTTCCATAAAATTAATTTGGTTTCCTCAAGTTTATTAAGCCTTGCAGACTTTAAATCTTTCTGCATTTGTTCGGCGTCTTGTGCTTTAAGAATACCAGATTCAAAGACCCATTCAACTCCTTCCATGATACCTTCAACGAAGGCCTCAGGAGCACTAGGGTCCGCAACGATATCAGCGGCAGTTGCCAGTTGAAAATCGTCTTTAACATATTGAGCACCACCTCGTTGTTCAAGCGAACCTAAACCTCGTGATGAAACTCCTAGTTTTGCACCGTCATTAATCAAATTTTTAACTATTTGACCGTTTGGTGTTGATAAAATCTTTGCTCTCCCCATGAAGTTATTACCATCTTCTTCTAGTTTGGTAATCATGTGAGATACTTTGTCTAAATTGATTGTTGGACCATCAGGATGTCCTAACTCACCGAATGCTCTGTCTTTCTCGACAAACTCTTTAACATATCGGTTTACTTCTTTTGCCATGACTTGTTTTGGATATACACGGCCGTTTCTGTTTTTGATTTCTGATTGCATGAAAACACCTTCAATAAAGTGTTCCTTTTCACCCTTTTCGTTTTCTTCAACGATGATAGGTGAGATTTGATAATCGTTAAATTCTGATATTAATTTCATGTGTTTGTCTCCTGTATGACATTCAATATTTCTTCTTTTGAGATGTTCTCTTCACCCATTTGTTTAATCACATTCTTAATATTCTTCATCTCTTTGTCGGCTTCTTTCATGTTCTTATATGGATCTCCCATAGAAACTCCATCTATATAGACATGAATCTTTCCTCGTTTGTCTTCGCCAAATCTAACATCCAGCGTTTTACCACCTACTTTCTCAGTAGACTTTTTAACTTCTTTCTGGTCACGAGGAAATTTAAACTTTGCCTCATTCAGAATCGTTGTTATCTGTTCCCAAGTTTTCGCCATTATTCCAATCTACTGACATCTCGACTCTTTTCATATCGACAGCGTCAGCAGCCTTTTGTTTGATGCCTTGATTTATTGTATCTTTCGCATCGTTTAATTTACCAGCTTCTATCTGGTCTACTATTTTCTTACTAATTTCTGACATTAGAATTCATCTCCTTCTTCTTCACTATGCCCCTCAGAATCCATTTCGCCTTGTATTCTAGCAATATCGTCTTCTGAGAAACGAAGTATATGTTTTCTGATATACTCATCAGAAAAATACTTACCAACAAATGATTCTGCTTGTGAAAGAGTATCTAATCTCTCTCTAATAATCTCACCCTCTTTCAATTCTTGGAAGTGATTATCTGTTGCAAAATCATAATATATAAAATCTTTAAATGCATCGAACTCTTCTCCTGAGACTATGTTCTTAAGAATCATTTGAGTTCTTAACAAGTCTGTAAAGAGTCTAGCAAATTTAGTTTGCAGTCTCTTAGTGAACTTGTTAAACTTAAGTTCATCTCTAGATATCTCAGATGCCCTACCCATATTGAAACCATTATCGGCCTCAAGTCTTGAGATAGGCACATTAAGAGAACGATACAACTTCTTCTTGAAGTATTCTATATCTTCTATCTCTGCAAGATTCTGACCACCTGGTAGAGTTGTAATCTCCGTTCCTCGACCACCTTCTCTTCTTGGTAACCAGAAGTCTTCTAGCATTGACATGTGGCGTCTATCATCTTTGATTTCGCCTGTATCTGCATTATAAACAAGTTTATTTCTATACTTGTTCATAGTATCTGCAAGATACTGTTCTGCCTTTGCCTTTGGAAGGTTACCTACATCAATGTAGAATATCCTTCTTTCTGGTGCCCTTGATATCCTATAGATAACAAGTGCATCTTCCATCATTGATAACTGATTTGCAGTCTTCAATGCCTTGTGTAAATAACCTATGACTACATTCTTAGTGTAATCTAACATACCAGAAGTTGTATAACTTACCGCCTCTGGTGCGATTTTTACTGTAGAGCCTTCATTGGCACTACCTTTTTCGAAACCTTTATCGCTGAAGACATAAAATTCTTCAACTTTCTTTATTACATCAATCTTGGTTTTAGCGTCTTTCTCTTTCTCGACATTTCTAACCTTCTTGATTTTCATAGGGTCAACAACTCTTATGTCGACCATACCTTGTTGTGGTCTCTTACTGTCAACGACTTTATGGAAATAAATCCTGCCGTCAACATACCACTTACGGAATAGTTCATGCGAATTTTGATGGAATTTCATTAAGGAGAGGATCCCCTTAAACTCGTCATGCATCTTAGTTTTGATGCCATCTGACAATTCTACATCTCTTAAGTCTAATGAAACTATTCTATCTTGGGTATCTGAAACTATACATTCATTTACTATATCTTCGATAGCAATATCACATTCTGGAACCAGAGATGTTTCACGATATCTTCGGATGAGCATAACCTCATTCTTGATGCCGCCTTCCATATCGACATAAGAGCCATATGCTCCGCCTGATATGAAACCACCTGGCGATTGTTGGATAATGGGTGTTCCATCATCCTCGACAGGTGCAACAAAAGAAGCCACTGACTTCTTTGTCACATCTTTTACTCTTAACTCGTCTTTTTTACGAGATATTTCAAACCCAAAAATTTCCATAATAATATTTATAACACCCTAAATGGGGTGTTATTCACGAAATTAAAGGACTCTTTCCCAATGAGAATACTGGAATTCAACATCAAATGTCTCCAATGCATCGACTGTCTCATAAGATAAGTCAATAGCCCCTATTGAGGTTGGAAACATGTTAAAGAATTCGTATCTCGCAAGAACTGAGTCGTCTTTATTTAATTGTTCAACAAATGCTCTGTCTACTAAGTAGTCTAATGATGTCATACCTTCACCACTGTCTAGTTCTTGGATGTCTGTTTGCCATCCCTCTAGAGCAGTTCTTGATGAAAATTCTATATCATTAATAATCGTCACAGTCCAAGGTTCGAATGTTCTGTCTCCTGCGAGTTTCAGAATGTGTCCTCTAAACTGTTGTTCAACTACACCTAGCGTAGCAGCGGGTATATTTGCTGACTGACATAAGAATTCAATCTTATTACCAGTTCTAGGTATAAAGACTCGGAATCTATTAGCCCTTGGGCCTCCGCCGAGTAATTGTGCTTTAAATTGGTCTATACTTGCCATTTACTTATACTCCTTAAACTGCGCCGTAAATTTCTTCGAACTGAACGCCACTCTTAGCAGCGACAAAGTTCAATGTTATGTAGTTAATTGATTTAGTTGGTTTCAAGAATATTGAACAAACGAATTCGTTTCTATCTTGAACAGCATCTGTATTGTTTGTTTCGTCACAAACTACAGAAAAGTCTACTAAACCTCTCCTGTTTTTTACATCTCTTAAGAAAGGTTCTACAGCAGCCCTAAATGATGCCCTTGTAAATGAATCGTTGAATTCAAATAATTGAGCCTTAGCAGCAGTTGATATTGCCTTTTCTAAAGTGATGAATAGTCTTCTTACATTGATTCTATCAAATGCAGAAGGTGAACTTAATGCGGTCTTATCTCCAAATAGAACTGTTCCCTGTCCTGGGAAGGTGACTATTGGATTAATTCTTGCACGATACATGTCATCTCTAGATGATTGTTTTGGATTAAGCGCAAGTTTGGTAATACCCATGTATTGTCCTCTTGAGAACCCAGCAGGTGAATACCATGGGTCTTGCAGTAAGTCTGCTCTTGCCATGATGCCTGCGGTGTGTCCATTGCCTGGAATCCAACAGTATCTATCGTTGTATCTTTCGTATTGGTATACCCAACTGGAATCTAGAACACAATATGAACTAGAAGTCACTGATGCGAAATCTGCCTTAACATTAGTCACTTGAGTTGACTCAGAAGCGACATTCACTACTGAAGCCCTTCTAGGTGATGCAACTACGATGCAAT